ATGGCGTCCCAAGGCACCAAACGGTCTTATGAACAGATGGAAACTGATGGGGAACGCCAGAATGCAACTGAGATCAGAGCATCCGTCGGGAAGATGATTGATGGAATTGGACGATTCTACATCCAAATGTGCACCGAACTTAAACTCAGTGATTATGAGGGGCGACTGATCCAGAACAGCTTAACAATAGAGAGAATGGTGCTCTCTGCTTTTGACGAGAGAAGGAATAAATATCTGGAAGAACATCCCAGCGCGGGGAAGGATCCTAAGAAAACTGGAGGACCCATATACAAGAGAGTAGATGGAAAGTGGATGAGGGAACTCGTCCTTTATGACAAAGAAGAAATAAGGCGAATCTGGCGCCAAGCCAATAATGGTGATGATGCAACAGCTGGGCTGACTCACATGATGATCTGGCATTCCAATTTGAATGATACAACATACCAGAGGACAAGAGCTCTTGTTCGCACCGGAATGGATCCCAGGATGTGCTCTTTGATGCAGGGTTCGACTCTCCCTAGGAGGTCTGGAGCTGCAGGCGCTGCAGTCAAAGGAGTTGGGACAATGGTGATGGAGTTGATCAGGATGATCAAACGTGGGATCAATGATCGGAACTTCTGGAGAGGTGAGAATGGACGGAAAACAAGGAGTGCTTACGAGAGAATGTGCAACATTCTCAAAGGAAAATTTCAAACAGCTGCACAAAGAGCAATGATGGATCAAGTGAGAGAAAGCCGGAACCCAGGAAATGCTGAGATCGAAGATCTAATCTTTCTGGCACGGTCTGCACTCATATTGAGAGGGTCAGTTGCTCACAAATCTTGTCTGCCCGCCTGTGTGTATGGACCTGCCATAGCCAGTGGGTACAACTTCGAAAAAGAGGGATACTCTCTAGTGGGAATAGACCCTTTCAAACTGCTTCAAAACAGCCAAGTATACAGCCTAATCAGACCGAACGAGAATCCAGCACACAAGAGTCAGCTGGTGTGGATGGCATGCAATTCTGCTGCATTTGAAGATCTAAGAGTATTAAGCTTCATCAGAGGGACCAAAGTATCCCCAAGGGGGAAACTTTCCACTAGAGGAGTACAAATTGCTTCAAATGAAAACATGGATACTATGGAATCAAGTACTCTTGAACTAAGAAGCAGGTACTGGGCCATAAGGACCAGAAGTGGAGGAAACACTAATCAACAGAGGGCCTCTGCAGGTCAAATCAGTGTACAACCTGCATTTTCTGTGCAAAGAAACCTCCCATTTGACAAACCAACCATCATGGCAGCATTCACTGGGAATACAGAGGGAAGAACATCAGACATGAGGGCAGAAATCATAAGGATGATGGAAGGTGCAAAACCAGAAGAAATGTCCTTCCAGGGGCGGGGAGTCTTCGAGCTCTCGGACGAAAAGGCAACGAACCCGATCGTGCCCTCTTTTGACATGAGTAATGAAGGATCTTATTTCTTCGGAGACAATGCAGAGGAGTACGACAATTAA